TAATCATTTTCATCAATTTCATTTTGACCACCAAATTCATTTACTTGAAGAATAGTATCAGGAATACCATAAAGAGTAACAAGAGCTTTTAATCCTTCTACTGTACCTTTTTTCTTTAAAAGATATGGTAAATTTGAATATATGCGTTTATATATTTCAGCATTTATATCTTCGGTCGGTATTAATGACCCCGTAGCGGATGCCGTTATATACGTGTTTATGTACTCATAACCCGTAGGAGTTGGCAGTGAACCCGTTGTATAAGGTAAATTATATAAACTACCTGAGGGGGTAAATCCTAAAAGAGCTGAGTATAAATCGTTTGTTGAGAAGTTATTTTGGTAGATTTTAATACCCATATCTCTTAAGATATCAGCTACTAAATCTTTTGATACACCATAATTTACACGGTTATCAGCATTATATTTATTGGTAATATCTTGAGTATATAAAAATACTGTATCAAAGTATTGACCAATCATTTCAATAAATAACTCGTATTGAGCATTTTCCGGATCTTCTAATAAGTAACTAGGAATTGCATTTATGAGAGCATTATTGTTTTCAATATCATATTCTTCAGCTACTGCTGATTGGGATACAAACCAAGCCTGACCTGCTACTGATGTTGTTAAAACATTTATATAAGGAGGGGTATTATTTGTTTTGGGCCAAGAAGTTGATCCTGAGGTGTAATATAAATAATATTCATAATCATCAAATCCTGTGATGATTTCATCTATTTTAGCTTGCCAGATAATATTACTAGAAGAAACATAGTAGTTTGTAGTTGTTCCTGAGGATAAACTAGCACTGTATTGGTATTGTTCTAATAAGGATAATTTATAATAAAAATTTTCTAATCTAGTTTGAGCAGAAGAGAAATGAATAAAATTAGTATAATTTGAATAATCAACGTTAATTTCAATTCCTGTTTGAGCTAACATACTATTTAGCTGGTATTGAAGACTTCCTGTACCCTGGGTTTGGTTTGTTGTATTAAGTTGATTTAAATTACTATAAGGTGTTGAATTAGCTATTTGATCTTGAATACTAATATTAGTATTTGGACCTCTTAGAGGAATATTTTCTTCTGCTAAATCAAAAGTTTGTATAATATTAATATTATATGCTACAGGTTCAGCTATTTCAGTAACTACCCAACATTGAGAATTAGTATCAAATTCTTGAGGTAATGGTTCATATAATTTAATTAATACTGTTGGATTATCAATACTTGAAGTATCTAATAAAGCATTAACCCCTATTAATAAATTATTATTATCAAAATTTACATAAAAATCATAATAACTTCCTGTGGCGTTGTTAATATTATTTATAAAATCTAAAGATGAAGTAATTACAACATCATTAGGAATATCTGTAGTATCTAATCTAATTTCTGTCCTATCAGGGGAAATTTGAGATATATAATAGGTGTCTAAAGCACTTGAACCTAATTTAGGACTTACAAAATTATATAGAGTATTATATTGTCCCTCATCAAACCCAACACTTCTTAAATCGTTTTCTGGGTCTAGGATTAGATTATTATTATTTAGAGAATAACCAGGAAAACCGCTATTGTTTTGAAAAACAATATTTCCATTTAAATCATATATATAATATTCTATTATATCTGTTGTTGGATCAAAAGAGGCATTTACATCAACGGAGGTAATTAAAGATTCGTCTTGTGAGGAATAAACTTGTGCCTCAAAAGTATATGGATTTATCGATATTGTATTAACTATTTCAGCCATTATATACTTCCTGTTGTTTGTGTATTTAAAAATTGTTGTTGTAAATCTAAATTTTCTTGTCTTAATTGAGTAACTTCATCAATCAATGCTTGAATAGTATCATCATCTATTTGACTACTTCCTAGATAAGCTTGAGATGTTCTTATAAGATATTCATGAGAATTTAATTCTCCAAACTTAGGTATTTGATAAAATATTTCTTGATAATTTGTAAAAAATTCTGCTACTGATATTGAAGGAATAGATGTTGGTAAAACTGGGGTTGGTTCAACCAATTGAGTAAAAGAAGTATCAATAACCCTTTCATATTGGGTTTTACTATAAACTACTTTATTTAAATTTATCTGTTCAGCCATTATCCATTAATTACTTTAAAGTAATATTGATCATCAAATACTTGAGTTGTTCCTTGAATTTCTGATTTAATCAAAATTGCATAGTATCTTTCAGGTTCTAAACCATTCATCCATACATCAAAATAACTTGATGTAGCATCCGCGCTTAATTGAGTATATTGAGTATCAAAATCAATTATCATTTCGTTAGTATCTAAATCTTTTATTGCCCAATAAGATGCTGTTGGTAAATAATAATTATTTAAATATACTGAAGATGTTTGCCACAATTGTAAAGGAAACTCAGGTCGAGCATTAATTCTAAATCTATTGTAACTTTGAGGATAAAATGTTCCTGGGTTTTGTGCTAGATTTACAGTTGCTGGGAGTGAATTTAGAATTGTTTGAGTAGAAGATCCTGTATCGAAGGAATAATCCCTCCAACTAAATTGTAAAGCAGGAGGATAAATTGTATGAGTATCTCTTGAGAACCATTTTAATTCAGGTTGTACTTCTTTATCATTTATAAATTCAACTGCTTGTTTAACAATAAACCCTTCATTTACTATAGATCCAGTAATCCAAGAGGTAACAATTTTAGTTACATCAAGATTTAAATCCTTGCTATCCCAGTAACCAAAAGTTACTGATGAACTAAAAGGGTTTAAACTTGGTGTTGAACTAGTATAATACCAGTTACCACCACCAGCTACAGCATATGTTGTGTTAAATGAAGCTGTTACACCTGTTGGATAACTAGCAGTTAACCATTGTCCTCCTAGTGAACCTGAGTAGGTTCTCCAAATCCAACTTGTTCCGTTGGTTTGAATAGGGTCATCTAAATATCTACCAGTACCCATATCCCAAGTCCCATAAACCGGAAAACATTGAACTGTTGTATTAGATTGTAAACCTGTTGAAGTAGCTATAAAACATTGTAGATTAGCTTTCCAAGATCCACTATCGAAAGCATCTTGAGGAATTAAATCTATAACATTTGCTATATCATTATTTGTAAATTTAATTAAAAAACGGCTAGTTTGAGGATTAGGATCAGAATAAGCAAAAGATGTTTCAGTTGCTTCTACAATCTCATCCAATCCCGTATTCATATTAGGGAATAGAGAGTATAATGTTGCGTCTTTTTCGGGAAATATTTTATATACTGCCATTTTATTATAAATTTACTATTCTACCTTGAATATCTTGATCAGGGTATTTAACTTCAAAAATAGAAGGATCTAGTGAAGGATAAATTACATTTCCTATTGTTGCACCAGTAATATCATACGAATAAGGTGAGTAACCTAAATTTTCTCCTACTAAATTACTAATAGATATATTTTTTACAGTTTGTACACCTGTTATTCTATCTAAAAGAATATAAATATCTCTTAATACAATAGGTTGATTAATTTGCCAATTTTTAATAGCAAAATAATCTTTTAATGCTGTTATACAATCGAATAATACTTGATTACTATTAAATTCTGGGAGGACTATGATGTCAAAGTTAACACCAATATTAATAATAAAAGCATCCTTAATAGAAACGGCATCATTTACCATTCTGTATTGAGATAAATAAGTTGTTAAATTATCTTTTAATGCTGTTGATGCTAATTGTAATTGGTTGTTTACATTAAATGATAACACGTATAAATCCAATACCGAATTAGATTCACCGGCTGATAGGGTTATTGCTTTTGTTGGTTCTATATACGCTTTAGAAATAACACCAAATTTAGCAGGCATTGAAAGTGATCTTACTAAATAATCATCTTGTGTTACATTACGTAATTGAGTTGCAAAATTTGCAGATGCGTTTTGACGAATTTCTTCAATTGTATCTCCATCACCTCCTCCATCAGCAGCTTCAGGATTTGTTACTGCTAGAGAGTCAAATATAGTTTGAGCTGTTACAGGGTTTAAATTTGAATTTAAAAATTTAACTGTACCTATCAAGGTAGTTAAATCATTAGCAGGAACGTTAGCTTCTACTCCTCCACCAGTTAAATATCTAACAGTTAATGTTGTATTTGAAGGAGCAATACCATAAGTTTTTGTAAATATAAAATTAGCAGGAGCATAAGCTGTTGTTAATTTTGTTTTTTCAAACGGTAAACCTAAACCAACATTATCAGAATTAGGTATAATTATTTCATCAGTATCGGCTGCTGTACCTGCTCCAAATTGTAGTTGTAATGAACCTGAATCTAGGAATCTGGAGATGAATCTTCTTTGAACTTGTTCTAATTGTAATAAATAAGGAGTATCTCCTTTATATTGAGATAAAGTTGGGTCGTTTGGATTTGTATTTTTTATAGATTTATAAATACATTCTTGAGCTAAATAATCTACTTCATACCATTCATTACTATCAGTATCAAATACATCTAAAATTCCTATAATTCTAGGAGCATTAATTTCTACAGTTACAAACTGTTGAGGAGCCACAAAAGAAAATTCAGTTGTATTGATTGTTGATGAAATTGATTTTCTAGTTTTTCTTAAAAGATAATATAAAGGATTATTACTTCCATCTACACTAAAAATAGAAACTTCTGTAGGGTCTCCAGAAGATGAAACTGAAAAATCTATAGGGTCTTCTACTAAAAATGATATATTAGGATTAGATGTTGACTGGATTTGGGTATTTTGGTTTATATATAAAGCATAATCAAAATCAGGAATATAGGTTGATGCTGATAATTTAGATGGGACTTGTTGATAAAAATCAATATAAGTTGTAGCAACTTGGGTTACATTTGGTTTGTAACCAAACATATAAGCTAATTCATATAAATTATTTGTTTGACGAGCATATTGGAGATATGTCTCTTGAATTTGATTATCAAGATAAAATGACATAACATCACCTACATAGGCCGCCATTTCCATAAACATCATTCCTACTGATGATGGAGTAAAATCATTGTAAGTTGTAGGAAAATAAGTGCGAGCATAGTCAACTAAACTAGCTCTTATTTCGCTAAAATCTCTATTAATATATTGAATATTTTTTCTTTTTGTAGTGGCCATTATGTAAATGCTAATTGTATTATATCATTTAAACCTGTGTCTGCAATATTATATTTTAATACAACATTAATTTGGTTAAATTCTGGGAGGGAATCTATTTCTAAACTTTCAACTACGACATTAGGGAAATAAACTGAGAGTTGGTATTGGATATCTTCTTTTAAAGAATCTGTATTTCCTTCTGTTATTTGTTGAAATAAAAATGCTCTTAAATTTCCACCAAAAGTTGGATTTAAATATCTTTCATTTTGATTTGTTAAGAAGAAATTAATTAAATCGTACTTAACTGTTTCTTTTGTTGTGTAAGTGGTTTTAAATACTCCCGGAGCATTAAAAGGTAATGCAATACCAATACCTGTACCAGGTTTAGTATCTAAAGGGAATATTTTCTTTGCACCGAATGCCATTATTTATTCATTAAAGCCATTATTTGGTCTAAACCAACACTTCCCTCAGGTAAAGCACCATTAATGGTGTCTACTGGTTGTGGTTGGAAATTACCAGCATATTGAGAGTTAGCTACTCCTCCGTTTTGCATTTCTTCTAATAAACCACCAAACATAGCGCGTCTTTCAGCAGCATTTAATTGTTTTGGCTTTTCAATATGAGGTTGTGCATATGTATCTCTTAGAGATTCATTCACAACTGTCTTAGGAGCACGAACTGCTTCTAAAAGGATATCTTTTAATTCCTCTTGGATAGCTTCTCTTACAGCTTCTTTGATTAAATTTTTAAGTTCTGTAGTTTTCATCACGTTATAAATATTTAAAGTTTATATTTTTTATGTTAACTTCCTCTAGTTTTTATCAATACCCAACGGTTTCCATCCCATTCATAAACTTCTATAGTATCTCTTCCCTTTTTCTTAATTCTTTTTCTTTCTTTATCACCTACCTTTTTACCAGCATAACCGAAAGGAAATAAATTTTGAGTTTCTGTTGTAGTTGTTGATGGTGGAGTTGGTGATGGGATAGTTTCTATTTGAGGTTCAGGTAATGTTTCTACTATAATGTTTTCTGTTGCAGAAGATGGTGCTGGTTGTAATGGATTAAAGGAAGTATCTGTGTATACATTATCTCTATCGATAATAAATTTAAGTTCATTAATTAAAGTTTGACTATCTGTTGTAAAAGATAATTCTGTTTGAATTAAAACTATTCCTGAAGTGTCTTTTCCTATTGCTCTTCTACGAGTTACTGTGGGTGTAAATGGAACTTCTTCTATTTCAATTATAAAACCTTTATATGTTGTTTGATTTTGTGATTGGCTTGCTTGTAATTGAGAATTTGCTACATCATCAATTATTTTAGATATTGGGTCTAAATTTGCCTCTTTATTACATTTTTTAATATAAGAATCTATAATAGATAATGTTTCTTTTGCTTTTAAAACATATTGTCCGGTAATTGATATTACTAATGATGCACCACTTAATGTTCCTTGTATTTTAGCTAATTTAGAATTTCCGGCAGAATCAAACGTAGTTTTTCTAATAAATGTTTGAGCATCATTTAATATAGAAGGGATTGCTCCTGGTATAGGGAGTGTACTTACTGGGGGGATTTTTAAAGCTAATGATAAAGCAATAGATGCTATATCTGTAGTTTTGATTAAACCTAATGCTAAATTAAGAAAATCAGAAGCTCCTGTAAGGGATTTTCCTGTTTGATCTATTTTAACTCCAATTTTATTCAAAGATTGAACAATATCGTTTCTAGTAACTAATAATTGATTTAAAACTTCAGGACTAGGACAAGTATCAAAATCAGGAATATATTGTTGAATTAAATTCTGTAAAGAAGGTTCAATTATTTGAGGAATTTGTGAACTTAATCCAAACAACAGTAAAGGAAGTTTAGAAACTCCTTTTGGTTTTAAATCATCAGGTAATGCTTTTTGAATTTGTTCAGCATTAACAGATTTTTGACCAGATTGAATTGCTTTCTTCTTTAATGAAGCTAATTCTGTTAACCTAAGTTGATCTAATTTAGCTGGGTCTATCATTATACTGTATAATTATATTTTGATTTAAGGCCTTCTAAATTAGCTTGAATTGCTACTAAACTACTATTCATCTGAACAGCAGCTGTATTTAATTGGATTAAAAAGGTACCTGGAGGGGTGGCTGCTGCTGTTGAACAAACTTGCATAAATCCTGAAAGATTGGAAATGAGTTGATTTAATAAAGCAACTGTTTGGTCTCCTAGTAATAAAGGTTCACTTGCATTTTTAGATCCTAAATAAATATTTCCGGATTGGACTACTACTGTTGGAGTATCTATATTAACTCCTTCAAGAGCATTTAAATTAATAGATTTTTTACTACTTAATAAAATATGATCTAAAGTAGTATTAAACACTAAACGACCGGAGTTAAGAATTATTTGTTTTCCGGCATATTGATCAGGGGTTTGGGGAGCGTTATTTTTATAACTAAAATAATTAGTTGATGATGCTTTTAATGGTATTTTTTGAGTACTTGTAGAATAAATAGAAGAATCATCATTATTAATATCTTCTACAGTTGGTACCCACCCTTCATCATTTTGAGTACCTTGACCATTTCTAATAATAAGAATAGGATCTCCATCTGTTCCTACAGTAGACCAGTTATTTATAGTTCCTTTTACAGTAGAACCAATTCTTATACTATTACCCCATCTTCCTTCATATATTATATCTCCTTCAAAGGGTAAAATCGGATGGATATTTGAACGTTCTTTAAAGGTTTTTCCTAAAAATATTTCAGTTGATTGATCTGTTACTCGTCTAACATTTCCCGCTTGAGTTTGAACATAATCTTTCTGTTGAGAAGCAGGTAATTCATTTGGAGCTGTAGGATAAGCATTATGGTGGGGATGATTCCATAATGAAACTACATCAATATAATAAGCAACAGTGTTTGAAGATATAGTATCAATATTTGTATCAGGGAGACCTATTATATAAACAATTTCATTAATTAATGGTAATCTTTTAGAATTACCCATTATTGGTCGAGCAGTAGGAAGATTAGGAGATGGAAGTGGATTGTTTACTTCTTCATATTCAATTACTCCTAAAGCATTCCATTCACCTAATTCTTTAAATCTTGGATGAGATTCATCTAATACAATACTTAAAACTCTAACAGATCTAATTAAATTATATTGATTTATAGCATTTTTTACCCCAAAACCATTATTTAAATTGGTATTAAGGTTTCTATTTAATGCTGAAAATCCGTATCTGTTAGCCATTATTTTTCTCCTTTTAACTCATTCATTGCTGAGAGTAGTTGTTCTTTTTCTTCATCAGAAATAGTTAAAGCACCATCTGCGGTTTGGGTTTGCATGGCACGTTGAGCTAACGCTGCCATTTTAATTAACAAGTCATCATTTTTAACACTAATTTCCATATATTCTTTAATTAATGGAACTACAAGAGTAGCATCACCAATTTCAGAAATTAATGGTTTTAGTTCATTAATAAGAGCTGTAACTTGTTTGTCTTTTTTCTGTTGGTTATTATAAATTTCCTCTAAAATATCAGAGAATTTTTTCTTACCAAATATTACATTATCAAATTGTGACATAAATATACAATTTTGTTTCTAATAAATATTGAAACTAGAAATTTGTATATCCGTGTTCTAAATAAAAGATATAGTTTTCTTTAAAGATATCGTAAAGTTGATTAGCTATTTTAGTTATTTTGGGTGTTTTTACATCAACTTGTTCACGGATATAAATGTAAAGGGCTTTTTTATTAAATACATCTAGATTTTCTCGTTTACGAAATAATTCTAGAATGGCATCTGCTATTTGAGCATCATAATCTTTTGGAAAAATATCAAAAATATTTTCAGTACAGTAGTCAGTAAATTCATCTATAAATTGAGATAATTTTTCATCATATGAACCTTCATCAATATTATAAGAATGATTTTCATCTTCTTCTAAAACCTCTATTGGGGCAGTATCAACACGTTTTTTGTAATTTTTCTGATTGGAAAGAATCAAATAACGTTTTGCAATAGTACCAAAATATGAATATGCTTTTGCTCCTTTTGACTGGTCATAGAGATGAATTTTAGAAAGAAGGAATGTAATTACTTCATGTTGTAAATCTTCAATATTATCTACTTCTGTATAATAGAATTTAAATGTGTGAATAATATTTTCGGTAAGTTTAAAAAATCCATAATGGATTCTTTCTCTATAAATCTTACTTCTTTCCTCAGAGTCCTCAGTATGATTGTAAAGGACAATAGCATCTTCAGTATCTTGGGTAAAGTATTGTACCCCTTTTTTCTTTTTCTTTACTACTACTTCCATTACTTTTCAACATTCTTGATGATGAAAGTATTTAGAATAGTCTGAATGCTTTGTATCTGTTGGAAGAAAAATCCTACTTCATCATCTGATTTAAAGCTACCTTTAATATCTATTTCTTGGATTTTTTTATCGGCGGCTTCTATAGTTTGGGAAATTTTATTTAAATAGGTCATATATCCTGTAAGGATATCTTCCTGTTTTTCATTTTTTCGTAGAAGGTTAAAGGTCGTGTACCCAAGGACCACGACCAGTATACCTAAAATTATTGTAAGTCCTATCATAAATTATCTAATAAATTTTTAAGACCTTCATTTTTTAGTGAACCTAATGCTTTAGTTTGTTTACTATCTTTTGAAGGTTGTTTTTTATTTGACTCTAATGTAAAACCTTTTTTCTTAGTATCCAAGTTACCTTGTAATTTAGGTAACCATTCACGTTCAAACTCAATACGAGCAGCCATTAAATCTGCCTGGTGTATAATAAAGGGAAGTGAAGTACGTGGTTTTTGTTCGGGCATAAAAGCCATAAGATATTTTTTATTACCTTCATCATATAAACCATCATGAGTTTGAATAGCTACCATCTCATTAAATGAATATCTAATATTATGTGCCTGGAGTAGGTATAGACCTCGATCAGGAACAGATGCAAATGGGACTTTAGTGTTAAACATATAGTCTTCACCAAGTTTATCTTTACGCCATTGATCAGTTTGAGGAACATATGATTCTTCTTCTTCAGAACCCATTTTACCTAGGTCATGGTTTAAAGCAGAGAATACTAGTTCTTCTTTAGTAAATGTATCTAAATTAGCACCCATTTCTCCCCATAATTTATGAAGATGTAAAGCACAAGTTATAACACGGTTAACATGTTCTACATATCCTCCAGGAAAAGCATTATGGTATTCTTTTTTATGAGCAGCCGGCATCAAAATGATACGGTCTTCATATTTTTCATAAAATGCTTTAAGTGATGTTTTACGTGGTTCGGAAATATGGTCATCAATAAAACCAATAAAATCCAACCAATTCTGTTGAATTTGTTCTGCTGTTAATTGCATAATTAAAAACGATTTATTTCTCCGGGACCTAAAGGTTCTTGTTGAATAAATACTTTAGCATCATCGATAGCTTCACGAAGGGTAATTAATACCTCTTCTACTTGTTCTCTCGAACCACCGCGATTTAGGAACATATGTAGTTTCTCTACTTCTCCCTCGGCTCGCTCCAACCTTCTCATTATAATCTCTCTGTTTTTCATAACATTCTTTATTTTCTTTTTCTCTCGTATCCCCAATATAATATATAAATTCTAGGGTGCCAAGCTTAGTTTAACAATTCCTTAAGAAAATTTTGGATTTTTACAAGATGCGCACATTTTTCATATTCTTCAAATTCTTCAAAATACGAAATAGCAAATTTTACATAAGTAAAAAGATACTCATCTGCGTAATGTAATAAAGCATCTTGATGAGAGGAAACTTGAGTATCAATTTTTGAAATCCAAAACCAAGCTCTATTGTAAACTACAAATTCTCCGGCTTGTTCAACATCATAAAGGTCTAATTCCTCATCCATCTGGGAGAAAAAATTCATTACCTTTCTATTAAATGTTTTATGGTTATGGATAAGTTTTTTAAACATACCTACCCAGAATAAAGGATGTTCTTTAAAGTCTAATAAGGCATCTTCCTTTTTAGCTTTTTCAGGTAAAGATTCGGGTTCTTCACCATTAAATAATCCAAATATTTTATCTGCATCCACGCGCATAAATATTGTATATAACTTTTTTATAGCGCTTATATTAAACGATCGATTTAAGATCGCAGAACCACGCGCAAATTTTGTGATAATAAATATATGCGCTTATAGTGATTTTAACATCTCTATCATTTTAGGATGAGGATAGATGTCTACTTTATCAGGTCTAACTGAACAGTGAGTAAATACTCCTGTTTCTCCTTTAAATGCTCTTGGAGTTAAATCCCAAATATCTTCATTATAAGTTAAAGGGATATTATATAATTCACCCCAATATACTAATAATTGTCTTGTAGATTCTATTTGAGCATCTGTGTAGTTGTGGTAAAATTTGTAACCTCTAAATGGGGTACTTAATTCACATACTTCTTCTTTAGGTACTTCACGCTTTACGTAATTATAAAATTTACCATCTTTAAGAGTTAATTGACCCCAATTACAAATTTCAATACCAATAGAATATTTATCTAATTCTTTATAAGGTAACTTCATTGCTTGGAAATACTTAGTTTTAACTCCTAAGTGATATGCCCAAAATTTAGATGAATAACCTTGTATTATTTCACCATCTATTGTATTTTTACCTTTACCTGAAATGGAAACGCAAGTACCTATTCTTTGGGTATCACTTTTCCAACCATGGAATACATTTTTTCCATCTGCATTTCCTGCAGTATGGTGGAGATAAATTTGTTTTTTAGTAAATTGAGTTTTATAATATTGATTTTCGGGAAACTCAACTAATGTTGTTTTTGGAGTAGACATTATACTTCGGGATTTGAGCCTTTTTTGGCGAATTTTTCAACTACTGTACCTAATCCATAAGCAATAGTAACGTAACCTACTGTTTCTACGGCAATATTACTTGTGGGATTCATAAACATAAAGACAATCATAGAAAGTAATCCAATAGCACCAAGTACTCTTTTTGAAGAAGTACCTTCATTATTGGAAAACATATTCTTAAAGAAATCTTTCATTATTTTTTACTTACTATAGACCAAATAGCACCAGCTAATGTTACAATGGCACCTGATACTTCCATTAACAAAGTAGCATCAATTATACCTTGTGTAAGTAAAATACCTCCAAGAAAAGTTAATGAATGTCTAACAATACCTAAAAATTGTTCTTTAGTTAAATTTTTCATAATAATTGGTTTTATTATAAATATTAACCAATTACAAAGACATATTGGAAAAATTATTGTCGGGAAGATATGGAATTTATAAAGAATAGTAAGTTTTAATCTGGTGGCAATTAGCACATCTAATTTCACATTTTCTTATTTCTTCTTTGATAAGATTTAAACTATTTCCGGCATGGATCATTTCTGAAATGTTGTATTTCTTATTATGTTGGTGATCAAATTGAAGAACTCTATAATCTTTAATTCCACAATCAATACACTTTCCATATATTTTTTTATATTTTTCAATAAAAGTTCTATTTCTTTTATGAAATTTTTTTTGGGTTTCTATATATTTGTCTTTTCCTCTTTTTTTATAGGAAATAGAATCTCTTAGTTTAGCACAAAGTTTACATTCTCTTTGTAATCCATCTTTAGTTCTTTTATTTTTACTAAAATCTTCTAAAGATTTAGATTCATTACATTTAGGACATTGTTTCATTTTTTTATTATAAATATTCGAAATATTTTGAAAAATCCCAAATAAAAAATTGTCGGGAAGACACGACTCGAACGTGCGACTTCTGCATCCCAAATGCAGCGATCTACCAACTGATCTACTTCCCGAAATAAAAGAAAAGCTTTGGGTTTTTCAGGGTTACTGGTTGAGTGCAATGAGTGACGCCTACCTACTACTAACCCTTTTTCAGTATTTAAAACACTCTACCTCTCAACTACAGCTTAACTGCTTTTCTTTTGCGGCTCATACGGGACTCGAACCCGTGATCTCCCACGTGACAGGCGGGCATCCACTCCAACTGGACCAATGAGCCAAATAAAACATAATACTACTTTAATAACGTTTACCCAATTTTACATCCGAACGCTTTACCTTGTTAGACCGTAATTTGGGGAACGACTTCTAACATCCTACCTACCCATATTATGTTTTGTGGAGCTGAAGGGATTCGAACCCTCATCCTTTACATTGCAAATGTAACGCTCAGCCAATTGAGCTACAACCCCAAATAAAAATAGACTTTGCACACGTTCAGGGCCTACTGTGCTAATTCATCCCTGCGCTTCTACGTTTCCCGTCGGATATCTATTTTTGTTTTCCCCCAGAGATTCGAACTCCGATTCAGTGGCTCAAAACCACTTGTCCTGCCATTAGACGAGAGGAAAATATAGTTGCAATTAGTAGACTCGAACTACTCACGGGGAGCTACCCAATCTGGCTCATGAGACCAGCGCTGCACCTGCATTGCAATTTAGTAGCGGGGGCAGGACTCGAACCTGCGTCTCTGGGTTATGAGCCCAGTAAGTGAAACCATCTCCTCCACCCCGCAATGTTGAACTACCCACAGGACTCGAACCTATACCCCTTCGGCCATAGTGACCGATGTGCAAACCAATTTACACCATAAGTAGTTATTCAAGTAGATATATCAGAAATTACTGGTACCAAATCTCACTGTGATATATGATACATCTTCTTGTTGGGATCGGTTAATTACTCCGATCTTTGATTCTCATGAAGGATTTGAACCTTCGTCTGGGCCCTTAACGTACCCCGACTTTACCGCTTGTCCAATGAGAAAACTATTACAAACTTTCATCGGCAAATTACTCATTCATATTAGACCACATATAAAAACTATTTTGATTGCCGTCATTTCGTTTTTATTCCATGATTTTGTAGCCCGTACGAGAATCGAACTCGTGTTTCTAGGTTGAAAACCTAACGTCCTAACCGTTAGACGAACGGGCCATTTTTGCGTCCTGAGAAGGATTCGAACCTACGACCCAGCGGTTAACAGCCGCTTGCTCTACCACTGAGCTATCAAGACTTTTTGTACCGAGGGCGAGACTCGAACTCGCATGCAATTAAGCACCGGTTTCTAAGACCGGCGTGTCTACCATTCCACCACCAGGGCATTTAATTTTTTCCAATACGTCAAAGAACATCTTGCTCTTAATCTTATGTCGTAAATATACGAATCGGATCTTGCTTTTCCAAATTTCTTCGCGAAAATTTTTAAAAGCTTTTTATTTGGGTGATTAATGGGAATCGAACCCATGGCACAAGGAACCACAATCCTTTGCTCTACCTACTGAGCTATAACCACCATATTAGTAGCGAAAACGGGATTCGAACCCATGTCTCTGCCTTATGAGAGCAGCGTAAGAAACCTACTCTACCATTTCGCTATTTGCACGCCTATTAAGATTCGAACTCAAACTTGCGGTTTTGGAGACCGCCGTGCTAACCGTTAACACTATAGACGTATTTGTGAGGTCAGTATAGGATTTGAACCTATATACCAAGGTTTTGCAGACCTGGACTTTACCAATCAGACAACTGACCATTTTGTAGTTCCTAAGAGATTCGAACTCCTATTTTCCGGTTCGTAGCCGAACGTTCTATCCATTGAACTAAGGAACCATTGCCTATTTTACTAAGGCATCAGCGGCATGTGTTACTAACGCACCTAATGTTTTATATCTCACATTATATCCCATTCCCTCTACTAAACCAACTGCAGATCTTAATACTTCATTTGATTTGTATCTTTTATCAGGATTAAGGTCAACGTCAATATATTTTGCTCTTGGTAAACCTGCTAATCTTAATTGTTCAGCAATATCAACAGATTTCCAAACTTCATTCATTAATCTTACTTGTCTAGTTCTTTCAATTGGTGTTACCTCTTTGCAGAACAACAAATGAGCACCATTTCTTGGGAAATACAAAGCAACTACTGTAGCGTATACTGTTGTATGGGCATGGTTTTGTGAGTCGCATCCAATAAGAATTTCAACTTCTGGGTTTTCGATTAGGTATGACCTGACATACTCAACTAAATCGATACTTTTCTTGTCTCGTAGTGTTTTGAATTCCATAGCTTTTTGTTTATAAATAATTTATTTTAGCGGAAAGCAGAATAATCGAAATTCATACCCTAAAGTACCACTCGCTTAGCAGGCGGTGACAGCACCCTGACTGTTTTACTTTCCAATTGTAGTGATGAAGGGACTCGAACCCATAACCTTGACGATATAAGCGTCCTGCTCTTACCATTGAGCTACATCACCATAAGTGGAGAAAATAGGACTCGAACCTATAACCTTCCGCGTATCAGGCGGATGCTCTAACCAATTGAGCTATAACTCCATATTGTGGACCGGGAGGGATTCGAACCCCCGACGCTTGGATCTTCAGTCCAACGCTCTACCAACTGAGCTACCGGTCCATTACCCCTTCGTTAGTACTTGCCGTTTCTTAAGTCGACACTTTCCTCATGACTGTTTTATTTATGTGTACTTCCCTACTGGGACTTGAAGTCAACACAATTGTGCCTGCAGAAGGACTCGAACCTCCGAACCCGTAAGGGAGCTGATTTACAGTCAGCTGCAATTGCCGCTATGCGATACAGGCAAATTCCGATTTTGATGGGCTCATCGATTAGATGTTTCACTAACCAGCACTTGAGATCGAGAACTCCTTGTACACCCTCTAGGATTCGAACCTAGGACATCTTGCATGTAAAACAAGCGCTCTACCAACTGAGCTAAAGGTGCAGATTGCAGGATATCGCTTAACCTGCTGGTGCTGCTAGCATTACACACCTTCGATGTCGAACGTATGAGGACATCCGCGATTTTTTTGTGATCCCGACAGGGCTCGAACCTGTGACTCCCTCATTAAAAGTGAGGTGCTCTAGCCAACTGAGCTACGAGATCGTTTTTTTCCAATATGTCAAAGAACTCAAAAAAAAACCCGGCTTTTAAGGGCCGGGCTTCGTTTTATAGTGTTTTTAATTTATTCACATCATTCAACAAAGCCCAACACGGAATCTTCCTTCACCGGCGCAAACCAAATGTTCATCTGAAGATTATATATACTATGTTGTTTCATTGTTATTGAATTTAAAAAATGTTTCTAATAAATATGTTAAAATTTTTCTTTGTCGCAATAGAGGAAACGAACCTCTAAAATGTCCAACTTGCGTGTATATTCAAAACGCTGAGATTATACGTTTATATGTTAGGTCTTTTGTCGGATTATTTATTCCCTTCTTATCCACAAGCTTTTGACTTGTATCCTAACAATGCCGGTTGTTTAAGTGAACCACTCTTTAAGTCACCTGTATTGGACTACTCTCGCTATACTCCATCTGTTCAAACTTGCGGTCTGATAAGCCCCTGCCGAGGTTACAAATTTTTCAAACGAATCACTATCGGCTTGCGACCTCTAGTGGCAATGAACGACTCATTACTATGTAGGCATCTTTCGTCCGTGACTGGTAAGCGCTTTTGCTTGTAGTTATCATTTAGAATTATTCATTAAAAGTGAAGTCCTATAAGTTTTGACGTGGATGAATGAAAGTAGTGGCT